ACTGAACATGCTGTTCTCATAAAACTGAGACGTGTTCCAGTAGTCATACCAAGATTGGCTGTACTGAGATATTTTTTCTAAGTCTGAGTTAGTTAAAGAGGGGTCTATCTTTAATAGTTCTGTAATTGGTACAGTTTTTATTTCACCCCAGTAGAAGCAATCCTTAAAGTACGGATCTTCTGTATAGCTATAAACCACATTAGCTGGATCAACGTAACTTACTTTAACACCAGCTCCAGCCAAAAACTCATGCTTAGCTATACCAACACCTAAAACAGTTAAATCGTAATCAACTCTCTTTCTGATATCTTCATAGTGGTTCTCAGCAAATACAGTATTGATAGCCTCTTCTTCTGCAATCTCTATGCCTGGCTTATAGTTTAGCTGCATGTATAGGTTGAGTTCTTCGTCAGAAGAGGGAAGGTCTTCAGGATCTCCAGCAAAAGGATTTACTTGGAAGTCAGACTGAATCTGAGTGAACAAATCTTTTGACACCATTTGTGCCTCTATGTCCTCTTGGAATTTATTTCTTTTCTCAGCAGACAATGCGTCTTGAGCGTATGCCTTTACAGAAAATAATCTGTCAGACATTCCGTTGACAACTATGTCTACAAACTTAGGCATAATCGGAACTGGAGTCCAATCTAGATTTAGATAAGACAAGTCCCCGTCAACAGCTAATTCATTTTTGTATTTACCTATTGGTTGTTCACCCCTTGCGTAAAGTCTACGCTTCCAGAATTCAGAGTATTGGTCAAAGTATCTACAAGTAGAACCTTGTTTTCTAAACCATTCGTATTGAATAGCCTGACCTATCTGCAAACCATACTCACTTTTCTTTTTGTCTGAATCAGAGACAAATTGCGTAGGAAAGTAAACAGACGAAATATTGATTTTTACTTCTTCCATTAATTTAAAAGTTCACTCAAAGTTCCCTTGTTACTGTACTTTGCAAAGTTAATCTTTATTTTTGATTCTTTTTTTTGCGGTAAGTACACATGCTTCTGGTTTGCCATGATAGCTAATCCAGAACTTATTGTAGCATCAAACTTTGTTCGGTTATTAATATTGAATCTAGCCCAGTCGGCTAGTGTTTTGTTAAAGTACATAGATCCCATTGAATCTGACTCCCTGTATGTCCCCTCAAAATCCAGTCCAACATACTGCTCAATGTAACTTTCGATAGCTGTGGCGTGAGCTTGCTTGACCGCTTCACTGGTGTTGGGTATTCCTCCTAATTCTTTTTCTGCTGTAGATAACTTGTGTTTATGTTTATCTGGTCTATTCATAGAGAACATCCTATATCCCCTGTTCTTTAAATGGTAAAGAAGTCTAGGCTTGTTGTTTTCTGCAAGTACAGGCATTCCATAAAAGACCAAAGCCATTAATACATCTTCAAAGAATATCTCTGCTGTTTGTGGTCTTGCTATATATTCTAAGAAAAACTCGTTACTAGGAGCTCCGGTCATATTAAACTTTGTCAACCCGTGCAGAGCTCCGTTAGACCCTATCCCTCCTACAGTTCCGGATATATCATAAGAGTCACAACCAAAGCTGCCAACATGCTCATTTCCAGGTAGCTTCCTTCCGTTTTTATTCAGAACATTGTTTTGCATATGCTTGGGCGGCAACCAAGAAATCAGAAACCTTCCTCTTTCATCTGGAGTCCATACAACTTCTGAATCTTTTACCCCACCTCTCCAGTGAAAACTTCCTTTGGTTAGAAAGTGAGATTTAATAAGAGTGTCGTTGTAGTCTATTTGCTGGTATATTTTTGTTAAGTTGAAAAGAGACTCTTTCGTTTCATCTCTAAACGCATGAGCTTCAGTCCTAGGAAACTGTCTATAAAATTCATTTAACGCATCTGGATCATTCTTCAAAGACTCAACCTCATTCTCCCAATAGTCTACAGCTCCTTGGTATATTGGATCTCCATAGGTATCTACTGTTGATGAGCTTGGTTTTGTAAGTACAGGCATTCCAAACTTATCTATGAACCCCTCCATGTTCCACTCCATTGGAATAAACAAACTGTACATTCCGCTTTTTGTCTGGCCATTAGAGTTTCTTGTTGCGATATCCGAATCATAATATAGCTTCTTGAAGTTATCACCTCCTTTGTCCAATGCATTAGAGGTAGATCCCATCATACATTTACCTATAATTTTACTACCGAGCCTAAGACATGTCTTTGTTACTCTCCAGTTATTAAGTATGTTGTTGGGTCTTAGCCATTTACCACTTTCATCATGAACTAATAGTAAAAGTTTTTCACCGTCATAACTGTTATCGTCAGTGTTCTTCCAGTCTATTGTGGTATCGAGTCCGTCAAGATCAGTATCGTCTTGAGTATACATATTCTTTTTTGTGATCTTGGAAGCGGGAACTCTATATGCTAATTCAGTTTTAGGTTTGTCCATACCATCCTGTATGGGTTTGAAAAAGAATGGATAGTTGCTTGATATAGGCACTACTTTGTCTGTGAACATTTTCTTAGCATCAGCACCCGTTTTAGATAGTATACCTACCCTTGCGTCTTTGGCTAATGTAGCTGTACTCACACAAGAGCTAGACCCCATGTATGAAAACCCAGATCGTCTTATCTTTAAATATATAAGCCCGAAGCATCTTGAGTCTGCCTTACATGCCTCCCAAAATATAAAGAACAATCTATTAGCTTCTCTGAACTCAGGATAGCCTACATCTATTTTGCTCCATTGCAAATACATATAGTGATCTCCAGTTATGTATGTTGGCTCTCCGTTGTTATAGAACCAATAACCAAACTCTCTTTTATCAAACTCAGATTCTATGTAGTCAACCCACTTTGATTTAAAGGTGGATGGCGCTTGATTCCAGTGGAATATTGTTTGGATTCTGCTTAGCTCTGTGGGGTATTCGTATCTTTCCCAATATTGATCTGACTTCTTTTTAGATCTTTTAAATCCTGTATCGTCGTACTTGGGTAGGGCAATATTTAATCCAGACACGTGCAACACAGATCCAATCTGACCTGTCTTGGATATTACAACTATATCATACTTAGGATCATAACCATACTTCCAAGTTTTATTCTTATTCTTTTTAGAAAGAACAGACTTTGGTATCAGGTCAAATACTTCGTGAGCTATACTATTTTGATCTTCTTTCTGCAAAACCTCGGGTTGTGTTTAAACTTGTGTCTGTTTCTCCCATGCTGTCTTTCTCTCCCTCGATTCTAGATAGTATTTCAAATGCATCTAATATAGCAAGCTTCTTTGTTGCTGCGGCATTCTTGAGCCTATCTGCAGCTAACTCATCCTCTGGATCTGGTTTGATAACTTCTTCCTTGGCTATCTTAATTAGTTGTCTTACCGCTATATATCCAGCTGATATTATATCTTCTCTTATTTTTTTAGACTTATCTTCCATTACAATATAGCACAAATATTTTTTGTTTTCATTCTATACATCTTTTCACCATCTACAATAAATTCATATTCTGAGTCTGGTGTGAACATAACCTCGTCTCCTTCCTTTACTCCAAGTGTGGATAAATTTTTATTTGAATGAACCACAGTTCCAACAAGATCCTCGTTCTTTTGTGTCTTGTGGTATATAGACTTTTTACTTCTAGATGGTGACACAAAGCAATAGTCATCATGGGTGTACCATTTAACCATTTTTTTGTACATATAAAACTGATCGTTATCTATAAAGAAAAGATTGTCTTTAAAAAAACTTCTTCCGCTTCTTTCTCTACCCTTCATATCATAGTAATACTTGAACACATTATGATGAACCAAAAGAATATCGCCAGCTTCTATAGGGCCTCTGTAGTTTAGCGGAGTTGATATTACAGAAGCAAATCTATTAGACACAGTGTGGTCTTCTTTAGATGTGCTTATGATCAGTTCTTTGTCGTCATAGTTTTTTACAGCATCATATCTAACATCTCCACACGGGGAAACTATAAAATAAAAAGGAGATCTCATTAGAAGTTAATATTATATTCTAGAGATACCGGTATGTTTTTATTAAATTCTTTCCACAGTAGTATTTCTTTTTTATCAGATTCTATCCAAACCTTTATAGACTCTCTTTCTTTGTCGTGTTGTATTAGGTGGATTTTATGACTAGAGTTTAAGACGTCTTGTCCTACGATGTAATGCATGGCACTAGACTTATAGTCTGGCCCTACAGATATTTTTCTTATATCCATTTTATTTAATTTTAAATATTACCAATAAGCTATTATGACGGCTCTTCTGTTGGCTCCGGGTATTGTGTGGATTCTTCTAAAGACTTCAAATAAGCAGCATAATCAGAAATTAAAGCTTCTGTCCATACACCGCTTGCATAAGGCTGTAGTTCTGCAGGCAATTCATCTCCGGGATAATAGCAGTCCCTACTAAAGCTTTCCGAAATAATATTGCCATTTTCTTTTACTACAGTTTTGTTTCTTGATTGCAGCGCCTTCCATTCGCCCACAAACTCTACTTTGTCTATTAAGTTTTCTTTTGTTAAACTCATTGTTTTAAATTTTAACTAGTTGTATAATATGTAAAAGCTCCTGTAAAATAATTATAACCACTTGGATTATTCCCTGGCCAGTCGCCCGCAAGCATACTAGATTCCCCGAAATAACTATAATAACCTGTAACATTATTTGGCCTATAAAAATAAGCAAAATTACTGTTATATCCTTGCCTAATATCCACATGCCCATAATCATCTGGGAATCTATATAAAGTTACAGAGCTTGGTGCTGGTACATCATTGTGCGCAATCCAACTGAACATACACCCGCCGGATAAAGTTCCTTGAAGAGGCGTAAAGGGCAGGTTGCTCATGTACAAAAGGCTGCTAGAATTATTCCACGCATACGGGTGGGCACTAAATTGGAATTTTATAAATATAGTAACTATCCTGCCAACTTTTACATATTTACATTGGTTGCTCAAACTAGACCCAAAATTAGTTGTTGTAGCCGTATAATTTGTTGACCCTACTGTAAAAGTAATATTATAAGTACCTTCTTCGTAGTCGTCTAGTTCGTTATTAGCGTTGTTTCCTCCTATTCTAAGCGGGACGCCAAAATTAGAATAATCCTTTGTGATTTCAAGGGGCATTATGTTTGACTCTCCAGCGTTTCCTCCTAAGTAAAACTGATATTTACCAAAGTTTCCTGTGCCTTCGCTTGACGTGTCTTCTATATAAATAAACTGAGCTTGTGTGTCAGTAATACCTATCTTCATAACCTGTGAAGATGTACTACCAGATCTACTTATACATACAGGCTCAGTGTTTGAATTTGTTTTAAAAATAGATGTGCCATCAACATATAAAGGTACTGTTGATGGTCCTGTAACAGATTCACCTTGACCAACAGATATTGAAGTAGCAACAGTTAATCTACCGTTTGTAGTTAATGACATTGCGCCTTGCGCCTGACTATGCCCATCATCTCCCCACCAAAACCCTCTGTCATTGTCGTTGTTAAACTGGAATGTCATACCCCAGTCATTTAAGTGGCCATAAGTAATTCCGCTTTGCATTCCTATTACATAGGGCGCTCCCGTATAAACACTTATTTTATCTCTTGTGGTTAAGTTGTTTGTGTTTAAACCGCCAGTAAAATTTGAACGCACAGTTGTGCTAGCGCCTCTGCTAGTGACGCTTTGCAGCGTGTCTGTTTCAGTGTAGCTAGTTAGATATCTGCCATCGAGATCTACAGTTACAGCGCTAAGGCCGCTTCTGTTTAGTGTCAGAACTCCATTGCCTGTATTGAAAGAGGCGGACGTAACATAGTTATTTGTGTTGGTGTCAGTTGGAGTTGCCCAGCTAAACGTTCCATCTCCGTCTGATCTTAAAAATTGAGATGTTGTACCATTCCCAGTTACCTTTAATTCACTAGCACCTATAACATCTGCCGAAACATTAGTTGCTATGCTTGTTGTTCCGCTACCTGTAACGTCCCCCGTAAGGGATATAGTTTGGTTTCCGGTTAGATACCTTCCGTCTAAGTCTACTGTAAGCGAGCTAAGGCCACTTCTGTTTAAAGTTAATACTCCGTTTGAGGTATTGAAACTAATAGAACTAACGTAATTATTCGTGTTGGTGTCAGTGGCATTTATCGTAATAGAATCATTAGTAGCGTTGGTTGTAAGAGAAACATTGCTACCTGCCACTAATGTTAAAGTATCATTATTGCTATCCGCAACAACAGTTGACTGTCCACTTACGGCAAAGTTTTTAAATATGTTTTGGCTTGAACCTCTATCGGTGTTTGTAAACGTAATCTCATAGTTGGAGTTAATGGACGTGTCCATTCCTGTTCCACCTACAAATGTTACCGTAGTTCCATTTTCAATGTCTTCAGATCCTGTGTCAGCATCCGCGAACCACGTTGGAGTGCTTAATCCTATTGTCTTTGTGTTTACCGCTGTTACATGCCCCGTGGAGTTTGTGGTTATTGAATCTATAGCAGTGAAGCTAGAGCCAAAGTTTGGGGTAATAGATGAAGTGGTATTGTTCCTAGCTGTAGTGTCGTGAGTTATTACTAAAGTAGGGCCAGATGTTGTGCTTGTTGTTATGTATGTGCTTCCTGCAAAATCTACAGTATTTCCACTATTTACAGTATAAGGCGTTCCTTGGTCTCCATCAACGCTCCAAGTATAAGTTCCCGGTATTGTGGAAATTTCAGCCCACTTATTTGTTTTGGTTAAATATCTTTCGTTTGCTCCAGACGTACCGTCCACCGCACTAAGATCGGCTGTAACTGTTACCGCACCATCGGTGGGAGAGTTTGGTGTAAGGTTTATATAAGTACCGTCTGTAGTTGTAACGGTCTCTACTACATTTGATGGTACTGCATCTGTTTCAATAATTTTACCCGAAGAAGTAATGCTTAAGTTTTTAAAAGCAGTTCCAGTAAAAGTTCCAGAACCATATTCGTCAAAGTACACGCTTCCATCTGCCCTCATTGTACTTAAAATAGTAGTTCCATCTAAACCTCCCCAAAACTGCAAAGCTCCCGTGGTGTCGCTACCATCTCTTCTTGCATATATCCTAGCAGCCGTGTTTGAAGCTGTTCCAGAGTCGGTTAATGAAAAAATTATCCCCCCACCAAATCCATTTTGTATAGTTCCACTTGAATTAGTTCTGAGATGAAATCCCGAAGCTATGCCATTTGTTGATGTCAAAGTTCCATTTCCTGTTATGCTTGTTTCTCTTTGCAGAAAGTAAACAGGGAATGATGAGCTAGTGCTTCTTATTTGACCATCCACATCTAGCTTATAGTCAGGTTGATTTGTTCCTACACCAACATTAGTTCCGTTATCAAATATTTGAGAATTACCAAGGGTACTGCCATCAGGAGTCCACTTAACTACATAGTTAGTTGTTCCAGAGCCTTCAATAAGACTCGTTTCTATTACATTACCAGAAGCGTCAACACCAAGATTATGTGTTGCTGTGCCACTAATAGACCCACTCCCATAGGATGTCAACTGTAAAGACCCCTCTAATAATCCGCTATTTAAAAACTTAATCGGCATTTACGTTAATTTACATTATTTATTAAAACTCTTATTCCATTTAAAACCGGTGCGTTTGTGAACGATATCGTTACATTGCCACCAGATCCTCTAGTAACTAAAGGATAAACCGTATCTCCTGTACTCACCTCTACACACTGAACCATAAATCCATCAGAGCTAGTTCCTAGTCCGTGGTTTTTATTTGGGGTAGTAGCCCCAGTGTTTTGCAACACATAACTTGTTGTGCTACCATCCCCTATAACAACAGACGTGGACTTATTGTTTGCGTCTCTAATTATAGTAGCTAGATCAACGAGCTCAATCTTATTGTTTGTTCCAGCTCCGTTTTCAAATATAGCAATTGTACTGTCAGTATCTGCAGTTGTGATTTTAGGCAATGCATCTATATCTAAACCAATTGCTGCCGTTCCCGATGTATATGTAACATCAAGACCTCTTTTATCTGAAGCCGTATCTTTATTTACATTACCTATTCCTACCTGAGTAAGGGAGGCAAGGTCAATATTGTTTTGAACAGTAGTCCAATCTCCTAGTGCAGTTGGCGCATCCACCTCTGCAATCAAAACATCGCCAACTCGAACTTGCTCACCAAAGAAAGTTCCATCAGTCGTCACTGTATATGTCCACCCTTTTTGTATAATGTTTGGGTTTGGAGGGGTTTGCAGTCCGTAATTACCTGGAGACGTTAAGTCTGTAACTGGATTATATCCTCCTTGATAAACTAAAGCCCCAGACACAGAGTTGTCTATGTATGTTTTAACTAATGTTAGGGCATCAACAGGAATAGTTCCAAGAGTCGTTTTCTTTACAGTCGAATCAGTAGTGTCAGAGAAATTAATTATGTCTGTGTCGTCTGCTACTGCAGTTCCAGGGACTAATATATAGTTGTTTGATCCAGCGTAGTCGATGTTCACAGTTGGATTAACTGTAGGCACTCCTGTTATTGTTATTCCGTCTCCACCGCTTACGCTAGTTACCGTACCTACAAACTGATCTGTAGAGTTCACTGTAAGCTGATTAGTTCCAGCGTCGTATGAAGTCGTTACGTTTGTTCCTCCAACCCAAGTAATAGTTTCTCCAGAAGCTACTGTTTCACTGCCTGAATCTGCAGCTACAGTCCAACTATAGTTTTCAGCAGAAGGCATTGTAACCGTCTTGGTGTTTATGCCTGTGACGTGTCCCGTGCTATTAATCGTTAAAGAATCTATAGCTGTAAACGTTCCGCCATATCCAGGGGAATCTGTAGATGTTGTTGGTGTTGTTGTTGTTAAATCGTGGTTTAGAGTAACATCAGTAGCAGTTCCACTATTGTTTAAATAAAGTCCAGGGGTTACAGTTTCAACAGCAGTGTCTGTTTCGATTATATTACCGTTTGAATCAACAGATAAATTTTTAGTTGGAGTTCCTGTAAACGCACCAGATCCATACTCTTCAAATTGAATGTCCCCATCAGCTTTAAATCTAGCTGGAAATTTGCCCGTGCCATTACTATCTCTAGTTGATATAACTACTTGCCCTCCATTCGTTTGGTTTGATAATACTAAACTATTAGCTCCAGCTGCGTTAAGGCTGTTTGGGCCATGAAATAAAATATCACCTCTGTTTGAAGTGTTAGTGCTTGTTTCTGCGGTGCGAAGCGTGAGAACTGCAGCCTGAAAATTACCACCTGTGGACTGATAACTCTCTACAGTTGCCACTGGATTGCCATCACTTCTTACGTGAAGCTCAGAATAAGGTGCATTAACTCCGATACCAACGTTTCCATCAATAAAAAGATCAGAAGCTGAAACGTCTTGAGAAACAATTGAATCTCCAAGAACTCCATTAGGGCCATCTGTCCATAGTGGTAAAGTGTTTGTTGTTCCTGTTCCTGTAGAAGCTAAAGCTGTTTCTATAACAATTCCTCCTGAATCAACAGATAAGTTTTTCACAGGAGTTCCTGTATGTGCGGATGGGTTCTGACCATACTCAACAAATCTTATTGACTTTCCTATCGCTGTCTGATTTATAGATGTAGTGGTTGCGCTTGTGCCTATAGCAACAGAGCTATTGTGTGAAGACACAGCTGATTGTCCTATTGCAAAAGAACCTTGAGCGCTCGCCTGTGTTAAATCTCCTATAGCAAAAGCAAAGTCTGCGCTAGCTTCAGAGTTAGTACCTATAGCAAATGAACCTCTACCTTGAGCATCAGCCGTCTCTCCTAAAGCAACAGAATAAAGTCCTGATGCAGAAGAAGCCGCTCCTAGCGCAACAGACCCTGTGTTGCTAGCCGTTGAGCTACCACTAGCAAAAGAATAGTTTCCTGTAGCAGCAGCAGATGAGTTTCCAAAGCTAGCTGACTTCAATAAATCATTTACAGTTGCCGTAGTAGACTGAGCGGTGTTTGTGGAAGTTCCTACAAAAATTTTGTGTTGATCTAAATTAGGAACGTCGTTTGTTCTAAGTATAGAGGACACCACAAAGTTTCCATCGTTAGAAGTGCTAACCCTACCTACCTTACCCATGTTTTGAATAAGGTGTGGTGTGATTGGTTTAGTTGTGGTTAAAGCCGATCCAGAAGAGCCAGATGGTTTTACATATATGACATCATTTTCAGATGGTGTAAGCCCATCTATAGGTGAAGTAACTAGGTTTCTTAGCTTACCGGTAATTACTGCTTTACCCTCTTCATTGTTTGCAAGATCTTGTTTTAACAATCCTAATGCAGGCATCTTGTTTGGGTCTGACGCATCAGCTAATTGTACTTCTAACTTTCCAGATGCGCCAACAGAACCGGATATATAAACAGGATCTCCTTTAACAAGAGGGCCTCCAGATACGTTTTTAACGTTTGCCTCAACTACCTCAGCACCACCAACAGATATATCCGCTAAGTTCACATAAGATAATTGGCTTTGAGAATTTGAAACTAAGATGTCGTCTTCAACACCTAGAGTAGCGGTATTGTCTTTTACCTTCCCTTGAAGCACCAGTGTTGCATCCATCTCAACTTCATGTTGATCTCCAAGACCTATCGTCAAGGTGCTGTTAACAGGATCCTGAACCATGGTTACTGGAGCTGCATCACCAAGAGTTTTGGCAGATGTCCACATGGCAATATTATTCTGCGTACCAGCCCCATCTACAGATGAGTTGTCTATCTTGTCCCAAAATACATTACCAGCGTCATCTTCAGATATAAGAGCCCAATCTCCGGGTTGCCAATCAGTAATTGTGCCCCCTCCTGATGTAGTAAGAGGCGTGCTACCAGCAACAGATACAACCCAATACTTGCCTGTGTTCCCTGGTATTAGTGGATAATTTTGCAGATCAGGACTGTTTGTGTCAGCGTTCCATGCCGATTGAAACTCAAGTCCAGATCCTTGAAAGTTTTGCCACGTTACATTACCTAGGCCATCTGAAACTAAGACTTGTTCGTTGTTACCTAGATCATCGTTGGCGTCATATATAGGCCCTAACAAGTGTAGCTCGGATGTTGCAGCTAAAGTTGTTATCGCATTAAATATAGCGTCACCATTAAAAGTAGATAAACCTTCAACAGTGAGTGTATCAGCAACAGTTAAGTCATCGCCGACAGCCACATCCTGAGCCACAACTAAATTACCTATACCATTGCCATCATCTATAGTGATAGTAGTCCCTTGTAACACATCTCCTGAGAGCTGCGCTACATCTTGAGATATTATAGAGCTAACTAATTTTTTTGACTTTACCCCAGCTATAGACGCTGTAAACACTGGAAGTCTGAATGATACCCCATCAAAAGCTTGATCAATAACAAAATTAGCAATGCCAGACATTAGGAATGTCTTTGTTTGTTTCTCTATGGGGTTAGAGTTGGCTGCTGTCCCTATCAAATAATCAGCCCCCTCGATTGGGGACTGATTAGGATAGGCTTGTTTGTTACTTATCTTAGACATCTATTTAATCTTCTTTTTCTTTTTCTGAAGATTCTTCTGCTTTCTTTTCAGTAATCTCTCCTGTTTCTAGATTAATAACAGAATTTTCTCCATATTTCTTAATCAACTTTTCCTCTTCTTCAGCAAACTTTTGCTTTAGAATACCGATGTTTGAGATTATAATAGATTTCTGTAGTTCCAAATCTCCTAGGTTAACCTTTCCTTTGTTAAATTCAGAGATTAATGATTGAAGAGTTTCCATCTCTTCGTTAGTAATTTTAGACATTGTAAATTGATTTTAATTAGTGATACAAAGATAAGAATAAATTTATCTTCTTTTCTTTCCTTGACCTCTTCTAGGTTTCTTATATCCGTTCTGAGATTTAGATGAGTTTTTTGAGTGTACGCCCTTTCTTCGAGTCTTTGGTTTTTCTATATATGATTTAATTATCAGTCGAGCCATTCTTTTTGTTTTTCTCCCATGTACGGCCCACGAAGTATGCACCATACACAGTTATTAATAATGATTGAAATATTGGTATGTAATCTTTTTGAACCTTAAATCCACCAACGTTTCCATCGGTAAAAGCTAGCAGCGTAAACATAGCTGTAAGAAACACCATTACAAGCGGGCGTATATTCTTGGACAAAAAACTGTCGCTCTGCATATCATACTTCCACCTTTCTGTAACCTGAGACTGAGCATCGTTATCAGCTTTTTCTAGCAATTGCTGTATCTTATGCTTTGCCTCAAGACGCTCCTCTTCAGTTGTGGTTACACTGTCGATCACACCTCCAATATCTTTTATCAGCCCTCCTGTTATAAGTTGTATTAATTTTTTCATTTGTATTTTTTAAACATTAATTTATACAAAAGGCTATTCCAAGTTGACTGTAATTTATCTATAAACTTTTTCATATAACTCTGTATTGTGTTTTGCCATCAATCCTTTCAGCTCTCAAACACCTTCCTCTATTCCTGTCTGGAGAAACATAAGATACATGCACCCAGTCAGGGTTATTGTCATCGCCAAACTCCCATATCATTTGATCAAAGTCTAAGTGTTTTTTTATGTACTGAAACATCTCAGCATTGGTCTTGTGTCCATAGCTATCGTCAATATCAATAGCTCTACCCTGACAATGTTGACTGGATTCACTTCCACCAATAGCTTTGTTTAGGTCTGGAACTCTCAGAAAAGAATTTATTTTTATAGGCCCTCTAACCCATTTTCTAAGCGGCTCAAAGATATTCTCCGCTATCACTTGCATGTTTGTAAATTGATATTGATCTGGAGTATTGTCAATACCCAATCTAAGGGCAGTTACAGAACGAGTGCCCTCCTTGTAGCTAATGTGTTCGCTTATTCTCTCCATTTAGCAGCATCCGCAAAAATTACAAAAATCACACATAACTATAATTTATCTATTACTTGTTGTATTTCGTTAAGATCAACATCTAGTTTAAAACTAAGATCTGCTGACCATTGACGAACAGGTTTATTTTTGTGGTAAACAACAACAAGGGGTACTGTTTGTACTTGCCTTCTGAAGTTGTCGTTTTGATCTTCAAGCCAAGCGAATTGAACTTCACAACCTATCAATCCATTAAGATCTATATTGTGCTGCTTGTTCCATTGAGCATTCACTTGCAGAACTGTAATATCACTTTTGATTACCTCACCCAGAGAGGATGGTGTAAATAACAAAAACAATAAAACAATTAAAAGTCTCATCTCAATTCATATAATCTCTGCTCAATAATCTCTAGTTTCTCAAAGTTTTTCTCTATCAATTCTCTGTTGTTCATGATCTCACTACGAATAGCTTGATCCTTTATGTCATACTCTTGTCTAGAGATAACAGGTTCTGGCTTTTCCATAGCTTCTTTTATCTGCGCTTTTAAACTAAAGTAAAACGCTGTTGCTGTACTGATAGCTACGGCAAGAGACACAATAGTCTCTATACTCATACTAAACTTGGTCTCTTTAGATATTTCAGACATACTACCAAAGGGCTACGATGTTATCTGCTGTTGTAGCAGTTTGCTTTACTTTTAAAACTTGCACCGGTATAAACGATCCGGTTGGTACGTTTTTAAAGGAAACATCATTACCGCTGGTAGTGACAACCTGAAGATCCCCAGTATCACCAACATATAAAACACATCCAGTGTTTATTCCTGCCGGTGGAGAGTAGAGTCTATATGTAGCTCCAGTTGCTCCTTGAAACGCATCAGAACTTAAGTCTAGTTCAGTTTCACTTACCACATTGATAACACTTGCTGAAGTATTATCTCTTGTGTTGTAAACTAAATCTCCAACTTTTATTTTGTCTGTTTGAAATGTTGCAGCGCTATCAATAAGCTTGCTAGCTGTTACCGTCGTGCTTGTTCCAGAAAACTCACTACCCCCTGGTACTGGTATTTCTAGATCATCACTTGGTGTCACCTCAAGAGCAGCTCCTACTTGTAGTTTTTGGTATGCCATTATTCATTGTTTTGATAAGGAAAAACTCTATTGAGAGTGTCTCTTCTCTGACCACAACCACATGGTTTTCCTGTAGCCTCAGACACTTTATCTACAACAGCTTTTATTCCAGTTGCTTTAGTAAACTTTTCTATACTATCTCCTAGCCCTCTTGATTTCATTTTGATGAGTGATATTTATGTAGGAATGAATTTTTAAAAGACATCTTATCATAATTCATAGAATGATCTCCTCCATATGCATGTCCATATTCTTTTTTAGACATTGCTTTAGATTCGTCTCTACGATCTTTCATTGATTGAGAGTGACTGCCTTTATGTTTGTTTCCGAGTGACTCGTCTAACCGAGCGTTATAACCTTGTCCCATTTGTTTTATTTTTTACAAAGATATTATTTTTTAATTTGCTTCTAAAGGTTTTACTTTTTATGAGTAAATTCTTATTTCAAAAGATCCATTAACAAATTTACCATCTCCAAGCGGTGGTTGTCCAATAATTATTTCAGTAGCAGATGATACTTCCCAAGTTGGGACAGGATCGGAAAATCCTGTATTTCCACAATTTACAAACACAATAGTTTTAGTAGAATCAAAAGCATTGCCACTAGCTGTTATACTATATTCACCAGCTTGTATTCTAGCCCAAGTGTATGTATAACCAGTGTTATTTTCTAGTATTGTTGCAACCGGAGCATTAGTTCCTGTCTGGTTTAAAATTGCTGTATATACCGTGTATGCATTTCCGGAACCTCCTGCATTCACAGTGTCGGTTATATCCTGCATGGTGTATACTTGACTTTGGGCGTTTATTCGTGCAGACTTTCTTTCCTTAAGTTCTACATCTGCAGATGTAAATACTATTTTATCTCCTGATGGTATTGTTGGCATGGTTTATTTTTTTACAAAGATAGTTATTTTAATATTTTCCCTTTTTTGATTTTGGCGAACTCGCTTTACTTCCGCCCGGACCTGCCCACAAATGCTTGCAAGCCCAATACCTTGCTGTCATTTTATCTTTAGCAGTAGAACATTTATGTCTTGCTTTAAAAGATTTTCTTGCAGCGCTAGAGTAGTTATGACCATATCCGCTAGCTCCGAAATGAATTAGCTTTTCTCTTCCATTAGAGCAAGCCTTTACCATTTTTTTCTTACCAGCTCTGTCGCTTTTCACAACGACATTACATTTCATTTTAGCTTTATTTGCCATATTAACTTAGATCTATTACACTATACCAGAAGTATAGATTCATTGTTGTGTCTCCTTGTGTTATTGTTCCCCCAGTAGCTTGATCTTCCCATCTTAATGTTAGAGCTTCGTTCACTCCTAGAGTAGCTAATGGTGTTGTTGGAAACGAAACATCTGTAAAAATATCAGAGGTTGTGTTAAGATCTGCACTACTTAGAACAGGACCAGGGTTAGCAGATCCGTCTGCAGCCAAAGTTAGGTTGGCAGAAAAATCAAACGCAACGCTAGAAAAGTCATAGTAAACCTGAGCTTTAACTATAGATATTAGCTTGTTTTCTCCGGGAGCTTCTATAAGTTCTATCGTTTTTGTTGGAACATTATTGAATGTGAAAAACTCAAGCGTTGTTATTTGAGATTTAGACGTAACAATAGATCCACCACTAAAAGCCTGAGATATTGTACAGGTTCTAGTTTTGTTTGAGTTACTGCCATC